TGGAGATATGGAATTTGCTGTTCCAATGATGTCATCATTTGTTCCTTCAAAAGCTTCCACTGCTCCTGCTACACTACAATCTAGAGTTAAGCGTGAAGTAGTTGATATTGAGATACCTGCTATTTCTGATGAACTTCTTGCAGAATATCTTTCTGTTGAACAGGACGTTCCTCCAAATACAGAGGAAGATATTTCGGAAGAAGATCTTCCGGAGGCACAGGCTTTTCAAAATATTACACCTGCTTCAGATCATATGACACAACTTGATGGGTCTGAATTTTGTTCACTTTTTAAGTCACAAAATGCTTTTGCTGACTCTAAAACACTTACTATTGGAGAATCAGTTTCAAATCTTCGTGAATTGACTAGAAGATTCGTTCCTTATTGTCTTAAAGTAGCTACTGCAAATTCTGTTACACCATTTTCTGTCACTTTTGATCCTGCTTGGTTTGGGTCTTTGACATCTACTAGTTTTCCTCAAAAGATTAATGTTTATCTTAGTAAGGGTGTTCTCGTTGGTTCATATACAAATTGTACTTCACCAATTGAATACATTTCTAAGATTTATAGGTTTTGGAGAGGTTCTAGAAGATACAAAGCCTATGTTGGAGATGCAAATACTGGAGATTCTGCAATTCAAAATTTTATGAATCAAGCTAGACTTTCTACAATTACTTATGTGAATGGTAATGTAGAGCCTCCAGCTTTTGCAACTTCTACTTCTCCACCTGAAGATGTTTTTGATATCAATTCAACTTTTTCACATTTTTGTGATGGCTCTACGAATAAAGTATGTGAGATTACTGCTCCTTATTATGCAGATACACCAATACAATGTGTTTCTGATGGAACTAATTTCTCTAATGCTGATTCGTATGCTATCAGAAATAAGGTGATTTTTGATGCAGGTGCAACATCAAGTACTAATGCTAAACAAGTTCTGTATTATACTGCTGCTGGTGACGACTTTTCGTTTGGTTATCTGATTGGTGCCCCACTTCTTAGAAGGGTTGTGACACCATTCCGCTTTCCGGTTACGTAAGTAACCAAATACTCACTATAAAGGTGAAAACATATATATCCATATTTGGTATTTTCTATATGTTAAGAAAATTTTATTTTTACTCACCTTTTGGTGGGGTTTTTCATTGTTTCTTAACATATGGATCATATTTCTTTATAGTGACATAGGGTCCTCTTTATCCTG